GTAATATTTTTTCTGCATTATATGCAAAGTAGTTCCATGAAGGGCTTTCTGAAACGGTAAAGTAATACTCAAGTATATCGTAGCATCCTGTCAATGTATAAGACTCAACAAGAGCATCAGATGCCCATTGTTCTACATTTAGATTTAAAGATGGCTTTGATTCGTACCTTGCGGTATGATACTTGCTGTATCTTGAAAGCAAAGCCATACGGTCTTTGCGTTCAGCCATTATGCTTCGGCAGCCTCTTCTTGTGCCTCTTTAATCTTTTCTGTAAGTTTATCTTCAACAAACTTATATACACGCTCAAAAGCCTGATCTGGGGTTTCTCCATTACGTCTTGCATCTACAACTCCAAGATCAAGTCTTAGTGATTGAAAGTTGCCAAGATTAAGTGTGTAACCCAGTGTAACGGATACCTTTGTCTCTTCGTTTTGCATTTTATACCCTTCGTTAAATAGACTCGTTCCAGATTGGAACAAATCTCCCATCTTCTGTTTTCCTATATGTAAGTATACCATCGCCCATTCTGCGTGTCAACTCTTGTTTGCTGGGCGTAATATCATTTGTAATTAACTTATCTTTTCTTGGTCTGCCAATATGGTGTGAAGCAAGTATATCACGAATCTCCCTTACTTGTGATTCTGAGTAATATGATCTTACCTGAAATCCTCTTGCACCACCCTTTTGCGATCCCGTCGGAAATGGAATTACTCCTCGCTTCATTAATGACGGCATATATTTTTTATGACGATTAACTAAATCAGCAGTCTGTCCTACAGTGTATGCCCGTTCTCTTTTATTTTTAAAATCACTAATTAAACAACTTTCAATTTGATCTTTATTTATATTATAAACAGACATAATTCCATTAGAATGATTGTAGTGGTGAACCCTAACTAGATCTCCATTAAGAAACCAAACCTTTTTATTACCTGGTATTACAGGTGACTCATTGTAATTTTCGCTCTCAATTGTTCCCTTTTTAGTAGCCATCGGCCCTCCTGAGAATTATTAGGCGGATGAAAAAATTTTCTTGACCCGCAAAGAATACAGTATAACTCTAAATTGTTTATCTCTGTATACTGTCTATCTATAAACATTCTTCCATTACATTTTTCACATGAAATCATTAATTTGGTATTCCAATAATGACTAGGTTAATTCCAATACTAGTATCTCCTGCAGCATTAAATTTAACAGTGCCTTCAACCTTTGAAGTTGAAACACTTTTTAGTGTAACTGTTACATCTTTACCAGCATCTGTATTTCCAACGTTTACTGGTGTTGCTGTAACTACTGGAGCAAACTTAAACTCAGTTTGAAAGTCATATGAGAATGGCTGTGATGATCCAGCAGTCTGTGTGGTGCTAGTAGTTACCTGAACATATCCACCAATAATTCTTGCTTCAGAAGCCTTCACGCTTTGCTTACCAGCATTTGGCGTATCAACTGTTACATACTTGTAGTTTGAAGGTGATACCTGTGTAGAAAGATCATTGATAGCCTTAACAATCTGATAAATATATGTAACGTCTAGTGGTTGTCCACGCTCTGGAACAGGTAAAATTGCCATAGTATAATTATACCAGACTCACGATTCCAGAATCGTATACCTCTAATGCGTCTTCTAGCCTTGGATTTATTGATGAAACCTGAACAACTGCTCTTATAGACTGATTTCCATTTTTTAAAAAAGAATAATTTTTTGATGCAGTAGAACCTACATAAGATGGCGTTGCTCCACCAAAACCTACAAAAATATCATAAAGTATTTGTATTGATGAGTCACCAGCAACCCAGTTTATTAACACAGTATTTCCAACAAAATTCATGTCACCATCACCAAATACTACAACGTCTGATCCAGTGATAAATATTTTTGAGTATGCAGACTTTCTGTTTTTGTCTTCTGCAACAATTCTAAACCTTACTACTCTAGAGTTAGAGGATGTAACTTTTCCAAGTGATTCTTTTTTAACAACAACGTTCTTAATTCCTTTATCTGCCATTACCCGACATCCAACGCAAATCTAAATTCAATATAGTTTGTTGTATTTGCTGACTTTACAATTGGCTTTGAGCCTATACTTTTAATTACAGAGTAGCCAGTAAGACCATACAAAGAGTTTGTAGAGGTTGTGTTTTCTAGCCTTAAACCATCTAAGCAAACATAAAACAGGTCAGAAGGAGATCCTGCTTCAGTAACACATGCGTAAATCCTTGTCAAAGAAACTTCTCTCCAATCAAAGTTATCTGTTTTGTTTAAATCTTTAAGTGATTTTGTAGAAACTAGATATCTGTTTGTGGCCAGATTTCTTTTGTCTGTAGCAGTTCCAGCAATATATGACTGATCATCAATGTTTACCTCAAACCTTGCATACTCTTGGCTTGCGTTTGGACCTGAGTGAGCAAACTCTAATAATATCTTAACATTATCTGGGACAGTATTTGAGTTAGCAACCTTGTTTACAACAGAAAATGCAAACCTTAGTTCATCTAAAGGACTGTTTTTTGTAAAATCTACAGATGTTTCATTTAGCCTAATATATTTAGAGTCTGCTCCAACCTGTATCTTTCCAAGAGAATTGGTTGTTAGAGTAGAACTATTTCCTACAATGGCAATTATATTATTTAAAAATCTGCATCTTTCATTTCTTGCAAGTCTGTCTGTCTGTGTAAATATTCTGTTGTCTGCATTTGTTTGAAAAACAGTAGCAGTTTGATTTATTATTCCGTTATTAGACTCTCCATCTAAAGGTGTATAAACTGGTTCTATTTGAACTGCAGCAGAACCAACTGGCTGATATAGCCAATTGTCTGTGTCTGCAAAAGAATAGATATTTTTACTATCATATGATCCAGCAACTGGGTTTGATGCTGCCGAGAATACTCCTACTTCTGTAATCTCATATCTTTCTTCTGTTGGCAATTCTGCGGTTAGAACTATTTTATCTATACCGTCTTCATTTACAAATCCTCTAGAAATAATAGGAACTCTAAACATCTCAAAATCTAGAGATTGTTTTAGGCTATAGTTACCGAAATTACCCCCGTCAGAAGACACTGGAGTGGGCCCACAGCCTACAGCAATGTGAGAGGCATATGATTGCGTCTGCCCCACAAGATACTTGGCTAAAAGATTTTTACCTATATTAGTTATCATTAATTACTCCCATATCATATACTATGTATTGTATCACTAAAAGTATCTCCACTAGTTAAAATTTGAACCTCTGCTTGCTCGCCCTCTTTAACATTAATTAGATTAATAATCAGGTCGCCGCTTATTGGATCTATGTAAACCGATTTACAATTTGGTGTTTTTTTCCATTTAGTCTTGTCTTTTTCATCTGGATTGCTTTCTGGGGGAGATATGTCGTAACCAGTTCCACAGACTGGTAGGTGGTCAAAGATAGACAAAGATAAAGACTTAAAGTAAGAGTCTGATTCTTGTAATCTTAAAACATTGTTAGGATTATACTGTAAATATAGGTCTGTTAAATTTTTAATTGGAGAGTATACTACCTTTTGCCCATTTACCAAGTCATGCCTAGATATAGTTGCAAGTTCATAGCCACCAATATCTTCAAAGATTAGGTCTGTCATTATGTCAATAGACATTACGTCTTCATTAAATAAAATTAAATCTGGAGTTGCTATCTTTACTGAATCATCAATTCCTTTTGGCAATGCTTTGGGCAGTGCTGCAACTGCATCTCCTGATGTTGGGCTTGTCATTAAACAACCTCACTTAAAAATAATGTCATATCTGGTCCACTAGAATCTCTTGAGAATTCAATGTTATAAACAACAAACCTGCTAGAAGAGTTTGCTGCCATATCAATAGCATTTTCTTTATAATCTAAACTAACTATGTCACCAAGTTGTATTGTTGGTATTGCAAATATTTTAACTCCAATAGACTTTCTAGGCTTTGATGTTTTTTCTATTATCCACTTCATTAGACTTGAGGCTTCATCCTGTGACTGTATATATGGGGTATCTAAAGAAAAATCTCTTTTACCATAAGTCATTCTACTAAGTTTGATGTCTTGATAGTCTTGTTTAAATTTAAATGGGTTTGAAATTAATTTATCTGCAACAAACTGTGGATTTGATGTAAGGCTATTCTTATTAAAATAATCATCAACTGTTATGTTGTTGTCAGATTCTTGAGTAAATGTAACACCCTGGATTCTTAGATAGTTTCCACTTGTTTCGTCTAAACTTAATGCAGAGTCTGTTGCATTAAATATTAAAAACTCTGCGCCATATGATCCCGCTCTAAACCCAGAAACTACGTAGCCCTTCATCTTATTAAAAGTTGGTGATATTTTTGCTGTAAGTGCTGGATAGGCTTTATCATATTTAAAATTAAATACTGCTGCCTCTCTCATTATGCTTCCAAACTCTTCAAAATATATGTCATACTTTGGAGGCTCTGAGGATCCAATACCAGATAGATATGTGTTTTGTATCAAACCACTAATTGCATATTTTCTAAATGATTCGTTTGCATCAACCTCATTATCTCCAAATACAGAATTAACTGGAGCACCCAAAGAGAAGGAAGTATTTTGAGAGTAGTTGTTGCATAGTGCATAAACATTCTCAAACATCGCTCTTGAAGATCCTCTTGTAAATAGCGCTATGTCAGAGTATACTGGTAGAGGATCATTATCGTCTACTGTCTTTATTAATCTGCCGTTCATGTATAAGTAGAATCTTCTTGTCTTTCCTATGTCTTCGTACTCTACTGCTAAATCGTATACCGTCGGATTTTCTTCAGCAAACATTCTTGACTGACCAGTAAATCTTCCATCATCTACCGTAATCTGAGCAAGGCCATCCCATAGACCTACGGGAACTGCTTTCCCGTTATCAGACTTTACCTTATAAAAGAAAACATTGCTTACACTTTGTCTATCTGTTTCTGATAGATTTCCTAATCCAAGGGCTGCTATTTCAAAATAGTATCCAACATTTGTTGTAGGATTTAACATTACCGCAATTCCTGCAGAACCACCCGCAATGTTAATATTTTTATCTGGAGTAGAACCGTTAACAACATAGTATGTAGAAGAACCATTTGATGTTTGTCCACGGTCTTGATTGCTCTCAATCTTTCCAACTATTCTCATTCTAGTTCCAAAGTGCTTATACTTTTTACCCTGTAATGTTTTGTGAACATATGAAATAAAATTTCTTGGCTTTTCTTTTGTAGTAAAGTTTGGACCTGTCAAAGACAATGCTGATGACTGAATAGATCCAGGAAGTTGCTTGGTGTTAGTTGTTATTTCACCAACCATAGAAGTTGACATAAAGTTTTTAATAATTCCACTTCTAGAAGATGTTCTTGCAAGTGCATCAGAAGATACGTTGGCATCAGTTAATTTACCAGAGGATCCAACAGTTGTTGCTAAGGGCAACTCTGACTTTTCAAAAAGATATTCTGAAGCCATGTAGCAGCCCTTAATATTATCGTCAGACTTCCAGTAATCAGATATGCCTGCGCTGTGTGCTACTACAGTTGTTCCAAATTGTCCACGACCATGCTTTTGAACTTCTCCATTTTGAAGTTTAACAACTCCAGATTGCTCAAAGTACTTTGGCTCTGAGTAAATTCTTACAAGACCTGTTGGATATATCTTTCCATTAAACGGTAACTTAGAAAAATAGTTTTGATAGTCTTCGATAGAGGTTATCCAAACATTTCCAAACCCAGTAACATTATACTGAACGGCATCATATTTTATAATTTCACCTTGTGAATAAAAATATCCGTTGTATCTTGTGATCCAGTATGCAGCCTCACCAAGACTAAATGTGTTATTTATAACAATGTTATTTTTAACAACTGGAACTTCTGCTGAAAGATTAGAATTTAATGGTATTGCAGAAAGAACATATGAGGACTGAGTGCCAACCTCATTATTGATTGACTTTGTATTTTCTGTTCCAGATACTTCCCACAAGAGAACTGGCTTGTATGTATAGAACCTTTCATCATCTAGAAGGCTTGCCTGTCTTAACGATCCAATAGATCTTTGTATATGCCTTGTTGTGTAGTTGATCACTCCATCATTATAAACATTGTTTGACTGAACAGATACAGATATAACGTTTGCAATTTTTGCACCTGGAAGTGTTTTGTTGTTGATCTCTCTGTCTTGAAATAAATCACTAGTTCCCTTAAGGGCAAATGTTGTTAGTCTTTGATCCTTGGTTGGCATTATATAGTCTTTACTCATCATAACAAAATTATTGTATTCATCAAAGAACATTGCAGTCTGAGTTGATACCGCCAAGTCTTGAAGCACTTCTGCAACACTCTTGTCTGGTCCAACGAAGAAGTATGGAATAATAATTTCTTTTTCATTTGCTACTCTTTTAAATGTGTAGTTAGAAAAACCAATGTGGTCTAGCAAAAGAGATACGGCAGAACTAACAGAGACCTCTGTCATTAATATTTGTGGAGCAGTTATTGATTCTAAATACCAATACATATCTCTTAAAGATAATGATACGATTTTGCCCATAATGTCTTGTTTTGGAAATGAGTCAGAGTACAATGTTTTAATTGGAACATAGTAGTCCCATCCATTGACATCTACTATTACTTCATAAAACTTAAACTGAACATGTCTGTTTACATACTTTGCTATTATGCTTGAGGGATTGTTTTCATTGAATGCTTGGTCATAGTCAAATATATTAATGTTTCCCTCAGAAGCAATTAACTGACCTACTGGCAAACCACTTAGTCCAAGATCTGAAGCGCTTTTATTTATTGAATAGTCTAACGTTTTATCGGAAACATTAATAACAAGTCTTGGAGAAATCTCTATAAGGTCAAATGTTGAATCCTTTACGTTCATTGCATCGACAACAATTCTAATACCAGATATATACTCAAACTCTCGATACTGCTCTTTTCCATCCAAAGATCTTGTGAATACATTGGGTGATGTAGCATCTGTAACAAAGTTGGTTAGTCTATTTACTGTTTCATCTTGTACATACCAGCCGTATCCTGGTGTAACAATTGTATAATCTTCACCGTTCCAAATATGGAACTTTCCTATATCGTTTTCATTTTCTTTAATAAGATAAGCATATCCAATAACAGACTTTTCAGGAAGAAGAGATATGCTTGTGTATACCTCTGCAAAAACAAAGTTTGATCTCCACTCTTCTGGTACTACCAATCCATAAGCGATTTCTACATATCCATCGCTTTTGATAATTGCCGAACCATCTGATCTTCTTATTGCTGGATTAAATGATATTACATCTTGCCAATTTCCATCTTTTAAAAACTGAATCTTCCATCTTGTGGGCACCTTTTGATTTAAATCGCCAAAGAATGGATCTGCAAATGATCCTGTTGATGATGAGAATGGTCCAAGGTTTTCTGTTCCAGTGTGGGTTTGCATCTTAATGACAACCCTATTTGTTGGGACCTTTTCTTTGTACACAACAAACGGACAAGCATCTTCTATGGAATTTTGAGAACCTCTAACCTTAGAAGCAATACCGTACTCTTGTCCTAGTTCTGTTCTGTATGATGTCCAATACTTAAACTTGTCATTTTTATCTGGCATATAATATCTTGGTCTATCAGCCATAACTAGGTTAGGGTGGTGCAGTTTTCCGTTCTCAAAAAAGACTGCCTTGTTGATTCCAGACCTTGGTCTAAACTGGTTAAAGCATTCCTCTAAAGAATAAAGAGTTTGTAATTTTTCTTTCTTTGTTAAAAAGGTTGTTGGGATATTGTCATTGTCAAATGTTCCATCTACCAAAACATCTGCATCGGTTGCTCCTGTATAAAAATTTCCAGCATCATTAATATCAAAACTGGTTGGCAGTGAAGAATAAATAGAAGAAGGCTCTGTTGGTCTGTATCTATAGTTTCCAATATGCTTTATATTGGTGGGTGTATTCATGTTCCATTCTGCTGTGATTATTGACTTGTTGCGTACTGTTGAAGAAGTCTCTAAAAATGTTTGCAGGTCTTTGTCTTCAAACATTATACCTCTTCCAGACTTATTGAGACATTCCAGTAATCAAAATTAGTTCCTCTTTTTTCAACAGAGTAAGAAAAATCACTAATAAACATTTCAATAAGTTGGTTATATTGTCCAAGATGATCGTATGGTTCTGATGTTCCTTTAAAAATTCCTTTTCTGTCATATGCAAGAAATACCCAGAAAGACCCCTTGTGTGAGTCATACCACTCAAGCATGTCTGCCCCTCCTGCGCCACCATCCGTCGTATAAGACTTGTATGGAGAAATTCCAGTTGCAGTATCAAAGGTTGGTATGTTTAAATGGGACCTAGAAGGTATCATATTCCAACTTGTGCTTAATGTAATTTTGTCTGCAATATGATATGATCTCATTCTGCCATTGATCATTCTTTCACGCTTTTCAATTCTTTCCTCAGAAAACTCAAGTGGCTGTCTATTATCGTCAGTAATTAATAAAAATTGATCTAGTAATGTTTCGTCTTCAACGCTTTCTGGATCTACGCCTATTTCATATCCATTGGGAACGTACAAACCATTTTTAAGAGTTCCAGTATTTTCAGACCAAAGCATTCCACTAGGTCTGTTGTATTTCTTACGACCCTGTATATAGGTTACCCTAGGATCTATCTCTTCATCGGCCATTTAAGGACACTCCTCTAATTCTTCTATCATCAACTCTCTTAATTGTTGACATTACCGCCTGTGCAATATCGTTTGGATTTGCATCAGTTCTAGCATTTACTGTTAATGTATATGTATTATTATACACTGTACCGTCAATAGAATCACCATTATTTATTTTTCTCATATTCTCTAAGCCGTAGGAATCAACAGCATACTTGCTCATAATAAACTCTCCTGGAGTTAGCATTGCAGGCACTGTGTCAGTACCCTTTGCAAAACCGCCAAGCGCAAACATCTTTGGAATGATTCCACCTTTAGCCTTATACTTAGGAGGAATGAACATGCTTCCTTGATACACGCCAGTTCCTGGAACTAGAGTCTTCTTTGGTGCCTGTATGTTGTCTGGTATTCCGTTTTTATCTAAGTCTTTAGGTGCTGGAACAACAGCCCTTGGAACCATTATTGGTGGAAATGCTTTTGCAACAGAGCCAGTTCCTGGTATGCCAGTTCCTGGAACAGGAGTCAATACGGTTTTTGGTGCCTGAATTAAATCTGGAATACCGTTTTTATCATCATCCTTATAACTTGGTTTTGGTGCCTGAATTAAATCTGGAATACCGTTTTTATCATCATCCTTATAACTAGGAACAACTGGTTTTGGTGTTACTTTAGGAGTTACTGGCGGAAGTATTGGTGGAAGGATTGAAACACAATTTCCGTTTCCATCATCTTTTGTTCCAGGAGGACATACGACAACTGGCTTTGGCTTTGGTTCTGGCTTTGGTTCTGGCTCTGGTTCAGGCTTTGGTTCAGGCTTTGGTTCAGGCTTTGGTGTTGGGTCTGGTGTTGGGGTTGTTGTTTGTGAAGTTACAGAATCTCTTCCATCTGGAATTTCTGGAATTGTCTTTGGCTTTTCAGTAATAAGCGCTGCGTTAGAGTTCAAGAATGACTCTTTACCATATCTTGCGATTAATTGATCTGCATAGCCAACTGCTCTCTTTAAAGACTCTTCATACCCTTCTATTCCCATTCTTGACATTTCTACATTGCTTCTTATTTTTTCCCATTGATCTCTTGTCATATTAGCAACTTTTATAGAGTCTATGTCTTTCTTTAACTGAACTTCTGCAAGCCTAATCAATTCCTGTTTTGGCTCAATCGTTTCTTCTTCTTTGTTGAAGATGCTGTCCTGAAGAGTTTTAATTTCCTCTTCAAGTTGTTTTCTAGTTTTATATTTCTTGTCAGTTTTGTCAAGCCCAGTTACCTGATTTAATTCGTTTTGTCTTGATCTCTCTAAGGCATCCTTTTCTTTTGTTACAGCATCTGCTGCTTGTTGTGCTCTCATGTCCTGTGCTGCTCTGGCTGCTGCTGCGATGTCTCCAGATGTTAGTGCCTCTGCTAATGTAAGTTGGCCTTTCTGCTGAGCATTGATTGCTGCATTTGCTGCTTCTACCTTATTTAATGCTTCAATTCTTTCGTCGTATCTTTCATTAATTTTCTGCTCTTGATCTTCAATAGCCTTTAGCGCTGCCTCTTTATCGTCAACGTTATATTGAATTGCTGATATTTCATTTTGTGCTTTTTCAATATCTTTATTTAGTTGATCAGTATTAATTTTAAAGTCTATTTGGAATGCTTGCTCTCTTATATCAAACATCTCCATACCCTTGTTATAAACATCGTTGTATATGTCTTCCATTAGGCCAATGGTGTCTCTTAGTTGTACCAGTCTTTCTGCAAACTGTGCCTCTGACTCTTCTAAAGCATCTTGAGCCGCTTCAATTTGTGCAATTAGTTTATCTTTATATGCCCCAGGCTTTGCTCTATTTTTTTTGTCTATTAGTCTGCTCAAAGCATTCTTTTGTGTGAATATAGAACTTTCTAATGATGAAAGATTGTCGTCTGATTTGATAGCAAAAGCATCTATTGGGTTGTAACCCTTTAGTCTTTGTTCTTGAAGTCTGTCTGTATTAGCCTTGGACACATCCTTTTTGACATTTTCTACTGCTGCTGATTTTTCCTGTACCACCTTTAATATTTTATATTTTGCTATTAATGTGTTTAATGTTTTTTCATTTACTCCGTTTGCAATTGATGCTGCAAGTGCTTTGTCAGAAATTAATTCGTAAGCGTCTGCTACTGGAACACCTATCTTGGCTAGTTTATCAAAAGCAGCAGTTTGATTGTTAATAGACTCAAGTTCTGCCTCCATGCTTGAATTCCAGTCACCCATTGTAATTGAGTTTAGTGCTTCTTGAATATTTTTAGCATCTTCCTTTAGTGCAACAATGTTGCCTTTATTGTCAAACTTAAATAAAGAATTCTTTTTCTTTTCGTACTCCTTTGGATCCATGCCAACAATTAACTCAATAAAGTCTTGACTTCCACCGATTGCTCTTAGATCATTTTCAATACCACTAAATACATCAATTGTCTTCTTGCCACCAAACAGGTTATCTAGGGCCTTACGTGAGGCACTCCAGCCTTCTGTGACCTTGATCTGGTTCTTTCTTACATCTCTTAGTTTCTTTACTAGATCATCTAGTGGTGAAGACTGTACCTTACTTCCCCCGCCACCGCCACCTGTTGTAACTGGAGCCTTAACTCCAACTTGTACTGAATCAGTGACAGCCTTATTTCCCTGAGCCTCAATATATTTTTGCACTATATATGACTTGCTTCCAGTAACACCCGCTCCACCCTTTGGTCCTGACTCTTTACGCCAGGCCTTAAAGTCTTCGCTTTCAATAAGTTTTGGTTCTGGAACATTTATTAATGATGAGATAGTTGTTGTATATACCTTTTGCTGATCTTCTGTTAAAGTCTCAAAGTATGCTTCGTCAAATGCTGCAGTGCCCTTAATTTCTGGCATAATCTCATAAACAATTTTTGCAGTTAAGTTTTTGCTACCCTCGATGGTATCAAGAATTCTATTTAAGTTATCGTATGCTGCTTTATTCTTTGGGTCTGTATAGTAACTGACCATAACGTCTGATGGAATTACTGCATTAAGATTGTTTAACTTAATAATGTTCTTTGCAAAGTCAAGAGCGTCTGAGTCTTTTTCAAATGCTTCAACTTTTGTTATAAATTGAGTCTGAACTGTTTTGTTAATAACACCATCTGATCCAAGAATATTTTGTGCTGCTACACCTATTGACTCAGAAGTTGCGCCACTAAACTTAGTAATAATCTCCATCATCTTTGGAGCAATATCTTTGTTGTCTGCTGCTAATCCTAAAAGAGTTCTAAATACTGCTGGAGGAATGTCACCACTTGCCATCTTTGCTTGAATTAGATACTCTTGACCACTACTAATGAGTCCATCTTTTCTAAGGTCTCCTGCTTGTTGATTAACAACATCTAGATAGGCTAATTGATTAGGATCATCTTTGTATCTTGCGGTTGTTGCTTTTTTCATTCCAGTCATCATCGACTCTTGAAGTCCTCCAGCAGAATTATACTGTGCAACAACATCGCCTTGTAGTGCACCTTGAGCAGCAGTTAGTGTATCTCTATCCTTAATATATTTATTTTGCATTTCTTCTGCTTCATTAATTTTACCCTGAAGTCTTAACTCTTCAATTTTCTTTTGATAGTACATGTCAAACGAATCAAGCATTTGTTTGTTTTGTTCCATTGCAATCTTTGCATCTACTGCTGCTGCTGCACCTAGCGTTCCTGCTTGCTTTGTAAACTTCTTTGATGCAAAGTATGCACCGATTCCACCAACTGCAGCACCGATTCCTGCTCCAATAGTTGCACCTATACCTGCAGTTATAACAGCAAGAGGACCACCGACAGCACCTAGAGCACCACCAATCATTCCTCCAATACCTGCACCTGCTGCTGCTCCACCTAGGGCAGAGGCACCAATACCAACCTTTTGCATTGTCTTTTGTCCAGCAAGTTTTGTTATTGGATCTGCACCCCTAATGCTGTCAATGCTACTTTGCATATTCTTGCCGTTTTCAGTAACCATATTAAGTCTAACATTTAATGGATCATTAATTAGATTTTCTCCGTTTGGACCAAGCAGGCTTTCCAGTTGAGCAATAACCTTAATGCCAATAGACATATCTCCTGCCTGTCTAGCAGCATTCATTGCAAGACTTTTTGCTTGTGACATATCAATAGCACCAGACATAATGGATGCTGAGAGTTGTCCACTCAAATCTTTTGCTGCTACGTTACCCTTTCCAGCAGCATTTTGCTCTGCAATTCTCGCTGTTAATGCTTTGCCTTCTGGTGTCTGAACAAATGCTTCTCCATATGTTGTCTTTCCTGTTGCTGGGCCTAGCATTGAGAATGAGTTCTTTCTTCTTAGATCCATTTGCTCTGACGCTGTTACTTTACCGCTAAACTTTGCTATTGCATCTATTGCAGAAGCAGACCCCTTAAACTTTTCGCTCTCTTCAAGAACTTTTTTCTGTGCGCCATCAAAGGCCATTCTTAATGCAACAAAGGCTCCTACGGTTGCAGTAAGGCCGATGGCTAATGCTGAGGCTGGGCTACGAAGCATTGGGATAATCATAGACAGACCCATAAGTGGCATCATTACTTTTTGTGAAATTTCTCCAACTTTGCCTGGGGCCATAGATCCAATCATTGCAGCACCTGATGCAATACCGACTGCACCTCCAATACCCATTCCTGGGCGCTTGCCTGCATTAATTTTTGCTTGTCTAGCATCTGCTCTCTTTGAAGCAAATGCAGTTATTCTTCCAGACAGAGTCTTGCTCTTGGCTTCTGCTGCTGCTCTTTCAGAAATGATTTGCTGTTGGTATGCTACCTTTGCTGCTAGTTTACTTCGTTTCATTTCAAGTTCTGCTTGTTTTCTTCTGCCCCTCATTACTGGATCAATTGGACCAGTGGTTCCATACATTGCAGTTTTGTTTGCATTTATTTTTGCCTGCGTTTTTGCATTTTCTCTTTGGCGTTTTTCTATTTGACGACGTAATGATTTTGCTTCTGCATCTACTGGTCCAGTACCATATAACATTGTTCTTGAGGCTGCTGCTGCTGACTGTGAAAGTGTTGTTCCAATATTTGCACCAACTGCTCTTGCTTCTGCAAGGGAACCCTTAGCCCCTGCTACAACAGCATTTGCTACTGATGATGAATTAACTCCACCTGCATTAACTAATGTTGGAGCATCAGCGTGTCCTCTTATTGTTAACTTTCCTGTTTTTACATTAGGCTTTCCTGGCTTGACAACTTGCTCATTCTTTCCAGGAGCAGTTGTCATTACTGTATCTTTTGATCCACCTGAAGACTGAGCATTTTTAGGAAGTTTTTCTTTTTTTGGCTTTCTTGTTTTTTTACTTTTATTATTTAAAATTAGTTCATCTGGTGTTATCGCAACCTTGCCAGCAGTGGTATGTGCAGTATGTATCTTTTTCCAGTCAACATTATTTCTAGCATCTTCAAGTCTTTCTATAATAGCATTATATGGCTTTGCTTCATTACCTGTTAATCCAAACTTTGCTATTGTTTCTCTAAGTTTAGGAAGAACACGATCTATTTCAGCAACCATTCTTCTTTGATACTCATCTGGACTCATGCTTAATGCAATATCTCTAGTAGCATCAGCAAAAAACTTTTTAGCACCAGAGCCTGCAACTCCTCCAACATTTATTAGTGCTTGATGACCAACCGACTTTACTGCATCACTAATAACTCTTTCCTTGCCTGTTTTTTGATTGTATTGTGTTGCCTCATCATATATATAAGCAGTTCCTACATCTGGAGCCTTTCCGCCTCCAAGGTTACCCTTGCCAAGGTCTTTATCTCCTCTAAGTGCTGATGCCAGTAGTTGTCTAAAGTATTCATCTTGTGAAAAAGTAAGAGGAATATTTTTTCCAGCAAACTTCGGATCAAATACGGATTCTAAGGCATAGACCAATCGTTTTGTAACTGGATCTTTCATCATTGTTATTCTTTGCTCTGGCACTTCAAGGCCGTGAGCGTCTCTTAATATAGTTGCTGCTCTTTGTTCTGCAAGAGCATTTTCTAGATTAATCATTGGTTTTACAAATACTTTACCCTTACCATCTGCTGTTTCATAAACTCCAGTCATGTGCCTGTGCTTAGGATTGCTTCGACCAACATCCTTTATATCTGTATCTTTTTTGCCGTAAGTAGTTATTCCATCTACATCAGCAATTGCTCTAAGCGCTGCTTTATTTGATTTAGCATCGGCTCTGATTGTTACTGATCCAGAGTCTCCACCAGATCTTCCAGTGACGAATGAACCGTCGACTAGCGATGCATTACTAAACTTTGTTGGCTTTTTAGTAGGATTACTTCTACTTACTTCTGGCCTGTTATATCCAACAATATTGCCGTTTTTATCCCTTACTACTTCTATAGGAAAACCTGGATGATGTTTTATAAGTCTATCAATAGCAGGTAAAATCTTATTTGCATTTCCTGCTTTTGCTACTGCCTCACGAAGTTCTGCTGGGGTTGCTCTACGCTCATCATATGTTGTTGTAGATTTTACTGCTGCACCGATCCCGTGTGGGTCAAGCATTCTTTGAATAATAGTTTTATTTTTTGGGTCTCTTGCAAGACCTCCTAAAATTCCTTTTCTAATTGATCCCACTCTGCTGTATATGGTTTTATCATTAATCTGGCTTCCGTCAGGTAGTATTGCTAATGAAGAAAGCAGGTTGGATCTAATCTCATTTGAAACTCTTAATGCTTCACCTGCGCTAAGTTTTAATGGTGGATCCATTAATCTTGCTGTCATTGTTTTTATGGACTCAGGATTTTTGATTGCTGCTTCGTATGCTCTTACATCTACAGTGCTCTTATCCATTGCGGTGTTCATACTTGCAGGAATATCAAAACCTATTCCAGTATACCCATAAGCACTTGCTATTCCTCTTGCCTGAAGGCCTCTTGCTTTATCTCCGAACTCATCTGGAATATCAGAAACATTCTTATATTGTATTGGAGCAGCAGCGTGAGCAAATGCTAACTTTTCATTTCCATCTGGCTGAACATTACCAGAGCCAGTATTAAACCCTTGAACTGTTTCTCCTGCAATCATTCTTGCAATAACTGGTCTGTTTGCTGGATCCTGTGCAGCCTGTGCTGGAATTACTGCTTCTCCAGGTGTAAGCATTGATGGTACTGTATCTTGATTTCCTGTTCCTGGAACCTTGCCCGTTCCTGTTGAATACTTTTTTAAACCCTTTACTGATTTTCCTCCACGAGCAGGACCTGTGAATCCCATTTGTGCTGCTATTGCTCTCCTGTAAGCATTTGCTAAATTATTTAATGCGCCTGCTTCAGAAGTAAATGTTTGCTGTAATTTTTGATGAACCTGATCAAGAGATGCTGAGACTGCAGAGGCTTCTAGTTGTTCTTTAGTTAAATAGTTTGTTTGTTCTCCTAGAACTTTACTTGCTGATCCTGTTCTGTTGTACATAGATTTCATGCCTGCAAACATCTTGATTATGTTTGCAACAGCGTTTGCTATTAAACCAAATGTCATAAGAAGAACTGGACCAATACCTGCTACTGCCACTGTAAATATAGTTAAGAACTTCTTGCTTCCTTCTCCAAGATTATTAAACTTATCAAGAATCTTTGCAACAAACTCTACAATAGGTGTTAAAGCCTTTAGGAACTGTTCTCCAACTGGAGCAATAGCAACCTTTAAATCTTCCATTGATTTCTTAAACTTGTATGTTGTTGTGTTTTGAATCTTATCCAATTCTCGTTGTGACAAGATTGCAAGTTCTTCTGTTGTTGATTGTGTTAGTTGAAGTACTCTATTTGCCTGTGTACCCTGGGCTGTTACGTTCTGGAATAGCGTAGATAGTCTTGAGAACTGGAACTTGCCAAACAGTTGTTCAATAGCACGAGCACGGTTAAGAGGATCAAGTGTATCAAGTGCCTGAGCAAAGCCAACTACTGTTGCTTTGATATCACCCTTGTTGGCTTCAACAATTCCTTTAATATTAATGCCAAGATCACCAAGCATTCCTGCTGCTTTTTTAGATGGATTAATTAAAGATGCAAGACCAGACTTAAGTGCGTTAGCACCTTCTGATGCATTGATTCCACCTTCCTTCATTGCTGTAAGGAAGAATGCAAGATCTTCTACATCTCCACCAAGTTGCTGAACAACTGGTCCAGCCTTTGGAATTGCAATTGTTAAATCTTCAATAGATACAACAGTTTGGTTTTCTACTGCGTTTAAGAAGTCAATCTTCTTTGCTAAATCTTCTGTTGCTACACCAAAAGCATTTGTTACCGATATGGTTGTTTCTAACGCTTGTTCTTGCTCTACCCCACCAAGAACTGCAAGTCTAGTTGCTTGTGCAACCTGAGCCATTAGTGCTGCGCCTTGCTTACCCATCGCTGCTGCATCAGCAGCCATTTTCATTGTATCTTCTACTGCAACTCCATATTTAGTATACTCTCTTGCAAGAGTCTGAATCTGCTTTACCATGGCATCGGTCTCTTCTGCCGTTGTAAACATTTCTCCATAGACACGCTTAAATCTAATTGCTTGCTCTTCAAGTTGCATGAAGGTCTTTGAGGCAGCAGCGCCAAGCATTACAAGTGGTACTGTAAAACCAACCATCAATTGGCGTCCAGCCCACTGAGTATTCTTACCAAAGTTTAAAAGATTGGTTGATCCTTGCTTTAATAGTTGATTAAGAAGTTGCTGTCTCTGGGCTGCGATGGCAGTTTGTGTACCCAGATTTTTCATATCAAGGGTTAGAGGTCTTACCGCAATTGCTTGCAGTGATCCATTAGCGCCACGACCCAACTTTATGTACTGGGTTTGTATATCTTTTACACGCTCTCGTGCAACCTTGTTGATTGTTTCAAATTCAGACTTAAACAGTCTACCAAAAGTTTTTGTTGCAGCGCCAGTATATCTAAAATACTCTCGTGAGGTTAGTTTGTTTCTTTCTAAAGAATCAGTAAACTGCTCTGTGCTTGTTGTAACAGATCGCATTGATGCTTGAAATTGTCCAGTAGCATTAATGCTGTTCATCAAGTTTTGTGCTTGATTTGCTGCCACTGCTGCTGCTGCAGTGCCAGACTTTGCCATCTGTGTATGGAAGGCTGATATTTGACGTTGTAGAAGTTTTAGACTTGCTAAAGCATCAGACGTATCAATATTTACATGAATATTGGATTCTACATCAGCCATCCATTACACCTCTTTATTTAATTATTTACAAGATTGCCAATTAGTGAAGCGTCGGAAAGTTTGATTCCTGATGCCTCTTCAACAATTTTATATACAGTTGGAAGGTCTAGATTTTCTTCTAGGGCTTCCTTGTCTTCTGCCAATTCTGGCTTGTATTGTTTCATTGCGATTTGAACACAGTCCATTAGTAAATCCATAGACTTTTCATTATCTTCTGCAACCTTTGCAATATCTTCAAACTTCTTCATAAACGGACGAAGTAGTGAGATTTTTAGTGGTCGAACCTTGACTTTTGTGCCGTCAATTAGTGTTACTGTTTTTTCTTCAGTGGCGGTTGCCATTTATTCCTCCTTATAAGGTTTAGTCAATTATACCATAGCGGGGGCTTATTTTTTGTTATTCGTATACTTCATAATCAAGTCCATGTCCTATTCCAAAACCAGCCTTTTCAGCATTTGAGCCTTGCAAAGCAAGAATATCGTTTCCATTTTGAGTTGCCCCCTTGCTAAATACTCTGGCCTTCATATCTTCCCACTCGTTTCCACTGCCAGAGTTTTTATCTAAATCTACCCCTTGCATTGCAGCAGAAAACTTTTTGTCACTATAATCTAACTCTCTTTTTATTTTTAAGGTTGCCGTTAACTCCTGCATAGATATAGAAGACTCTAGTTCATCATAGTCTTTCCAAATGCCTATTAAAAAAACCTCGGACTCTAACTTTGCCAAATCCAAGGTTTCCCATGTAGATCCGCTTTCTACTGCCTGATCTTTAACAGTATCTTCTGACTTCTCATTAATTTTAATTCCCGCAGCGATGTCTATAACTTCATAAATAGTTGGCAGATCTAGATTATCTTCAAGATCTTCTATAGTTTTAATTGATGGGTAATACTGTTGCATTGCTATTAGTGCACATTTAGCCAATACTGATATTGAGTCATCGTCAGTCTTTGCTTCTTTAATAGTCTCAAAGGTTTCTAAAAATTCTCTTAGATACTTTATTTTTAAGGGTGCAGCAACGATAATTCTGTCATCTACTAATGATATTTTTTTTGTGTCATATATTTTTGTTGCCATTATACAAGTATACCAAACAGAAAGGCCCAACCCCGAAGGATTGAGCCTCTCATATTAAGTTGTATTATGCTCCTGGTGCTGCGAGTGTGCGGTCTACGATCTTACCGTATGACGCATTGTCGTTTGGAAGAAGACGGAATGAAACTTCAAACATTGAAGCCTCGTCACGCTTTGCTGATACTGTAACATTCTCAATTGAGAGTGCACGGTATGCAACATAAATTCTTTCCTTTGCAATTGTTGCTGAACCAGATCCTGGTCCTACTGCCACGATACCACGTTCTAGTGGGACGTCGCCGATATCTCCTGCTGACATTCTTAATGTCGACAAGTTTGCTGCTGTTGCAATTTCTTCGTTTGATGCAATTGCTACTAGAAGATTTTCTAGTGTTGCTTCTGCAAAAGATGTATTTAGATTAACTGTCATGCCTTGCTTGAATAAACGAGCAACGTCTAGAAGTTGATCTACTGCTACATCACCAAAGTCTGGCTGGAATGCGAGTTCCAAACCATTTGATGTGTATCCTATATTTGTGAAATCATTGTCATTTGACAAAGTTTCCTTATATGATACTGCGGATGCTGTTAATGCTGGAAGATCAGTTGTCGCTTGTGCGTCAGTGATTGCTCCTGTTGCGTCTACATATCCGATTGGGCCTGCATCATGCGTAAATAGTGCTGCTGCACCTACGATGATGTTACTACTTGAACCACGGCTGTATGCCATATATCTCACCTCTTTCATTTTATTAAAAGGGGGTTGTTTCCTCGCTATAATTATACTACCTTTTTATTATGTATTTGGGTGCCAGTCGTAGTCGACTATTATCTTGTTCCCCGCATAAGTACGGGCTGTGCCAAAGTCAATGATGTCTCTAGTCTCTTCTAGTTGGTATATCTTAAAGTTATGGAAGAAACATGGCTTGGATAAAAGCCATAGTTCAGGGTTGGCTGCTGCCCACTCGTTGAGATCTTTTGCTGAGTCATCGCCATTGTCAAGCAAGTCGCTTACCTTTTGTTGAGTTAAAACCATTTTTGATGTTGCGTTTTCACCTACTGCGTAAAAGTAATACAGAAGTTGTTCACATTTAATATATGGGAAAGGGGTTCTTCTCATTTTAAACATTCTGTCATATACTCCAAACACACCTGTACTTTTTGGAAATGTTTCAGTCAAAGAATCTATCTCTGTTGGAAGTGTTGGGAAAAAATATGTAATCTGTTCTTGAGAGCCAAAATCCAACTTAGCATTTAGATAGGCATTAATAATTGTAGGTGGATGATGAATGTCGGCCATTATGCACCCAACCCTGCGTTAGCAATCCAACGATAGCCAGTTGAAATACCTTTTGATTTGCCCATCTTTTTACCTGCCTGCATATCTTTTTTATATACCTGTGGGTTTTCAAGATACTTTGCAATACCGCTTACCCTTAAAAATGCTTGTGAAAAATATCTATTAAAGAACATATCAAACACCTTTTCAAATCCACCCTCTACTTGCATTCCTCCAGGGTTGTCTACTCTTACTGGCCCTTGTGTAAATACAGTTTCTCCATTTTCTTCAAATGATAAAACTTGTGCAGCCTTTGGTCTAATCGTAACTGGAATTCCTTCTTCCATGATTCTAGCCTTATCATAAAATGGAGTTCTTGATCCATTTTTAATTGATGTTGACTGACTAAATGATGATCTAAATGATAGGCCTAGGTTGCTTGTTGTGTAGGATATATCGTAAAGTCTTGCACTTGGGCTACCAGTCTGGTTCCACTCATAAATATGATGAAGCATATCTGGATTTACTCTTGCGTTTGAGTCTATAAACTCTTTCATTAATTCTACTGTCTCTAGTCCTACTGTTTTTAAGAATACAGTCTTTCCTTTTTGTACTCCCTCCAAAAATCCAATAGAGTAATCTACAATGTTGTTCATTTCTTTCTTAAACTGATTAGAATTAAATACTGCTTTCATACATCACCTGACTGATTCTCTGATCGTCTTATCACTAACTTATAGGACTCTACAGTGCCGAATGGTCCAGTAAATGGTTCAAATGTTGCTATCTCAAACAGGGTTCCCTTACCAGACCTAGGACCTGATGTTTCTATATATATTAAATTTCCTTCTTGGTCTTTAATGTCAGATATTAAAACATTTGTTAAAGCATTCTTGCTATCAAGAGAAGAGATTCTAATGTCTGATTTTGCTCTTCCTACAAGTATTGAGTTTTGGGTTATGTTTACGTTTGGCTTTACTTCTTCTTTAAATGCAGAACCGCCAGAACTAAAACTACATGCAAATACTCTATCTAAAACCCAATGTTTTTTAATTGAACCAAAATCTCCTTGCTCGACTATTGGATGGTATACAGATGCCTGCATTGGAAACATGAAGTCTGGACTTTCGCAAACTGTCATTATAATACCCCAATTGATGTAATAGACTTACGATACTTTGAAAGTATCTTGTCTATAATTATATTTCCTGTTCCTTCGAAAAGACCCTTATCAAACTGAATTCTGTATTGATCTGTATTGTAAGAAGAAATAAATCTCTTGTAATAGTCTAACTTTCCACATTCTATATCATGAACAAGCATTTCTGTTGCTCTCACAACATCTGATGGCACGGCTGTGTATCCATGCTCTACTGTTATTCTATAGTCCCAAGTTTTTCCAAACCCTCTATATATAAACTGAGGGTCAAGTGAGTCTGAAGATGCTGCTGGTAAAACTAGAGGGGCAGACTCTGCACGGTTAATATTGTCTGTAGACTTTTCAACAATTGCTGTTTTATCTGATGTAACCTCATACTGTCTATCTTCAACTAACTTATTGTTTTCATAAACGCTCAAAACCTTTTTTACATCATCCCAGATAGGTAGGTAGTCTGATCCAGTTCCTGTAAAATTTAAAACTTTTTTCTTGTAATAAAATCCATCTCCAATGATAGAGTCAATGACTGCTCTTGCAATTTCTTCATTTAAAGCATATGCTGCAATATCTGATGCTGTTGTTGCCTTTGTTGATGGGTCTACGTATGGCCTTACAATTTCATAAGTTTCATCCTGAAGGATTACTTCTCCAACTGCTCCAAGATTTTTAACAATTTCAACTCTATAAGATGAATCATACTTTCCTGGTAAAGATATAGGAATAACGTTTCCTGCTACTTTATTTAAAAATGTTAATGTAGATACTGAGAGGTCCGCCATATCCGTTATGGTAACAGTTATAGTTGATGATGGTATTCCCGAAGGAATTACAAAATCAACAGATATATCTGCATATGGCGAAACTCTCAGAATTTCCATTATTAATTATCCAAAAGCCTTCTGAACTTCTTCTGGTGTAGCAATACGAACATGTGATCGTGTAAGCCACTTATCTGCTTGTGCTTTTGTAACAATGTTGTATCCCTTTGAAAGTGAGCCAACCTCTTCCCAACGAACGCTCTTTGTTGAGTGAACTGCTACCTTTTCTGTAAGGTCTACTGCTGGTGCTGATACCTTTGCTGGTCCGTCTGCTGCCATTGAACCAATTGCGCCTGTTTTTGTAAAACCTAGTGCTTGAACTGGTGCTTCCACTGCTGGTGCTTCAACAACTGCTTCAGCAACAGGTGCCTCTACAACTGGCTCTGCTACTGGCTCTGATGGTGCTTCAACAACTGCTTCGGCAATTGGTGCCTCTACAACTGTCTGATCAAGGTTATCTTGCATTTTTGCTTTGTATTCTGAAAACGGGTTATTATTTTCCATTGTATCCTCCTTGTTTGTATTATATCATTAAAGTATTAAGGGGGACAGGAGAGTGAACTCCCGCCCCCCATTAAAGGTACTGTTTACAGATTATTCATCTGCAGCAGCGTCAGCGAATGCAATTGCATCCTCTTCTTCCCACTGAATACCAAAGCGGACGAATACTGTGTACTCAATTGTGTCCTTCTTTGCTACGTACTCACGGTTTACAGTGATATCTCTCTGGAATCCCCATACACGGTTTGCAGGGAATGTCAAATCGATATAACCTGCTGGGTAGTAAGGAACTTCCTGAACTTCGATTCCGAGAACACGAGTTGTACGTGCTCCACCGAATGTCTGTCCGATACCATCGAGGTATGACTGGCGGTTTGCCTGGGTTGATCCTGGCATCTGGCCTGCGAATGCTTCTGCAACTGCATCAGCGAGTGTACCGTTATTCTTAACGATTCCGCCGAATGCATCTGTACCTGCGTAGAACTTAAGATTGTTCTTAAGTGCACGGTACTTACGTGGCATTGCATTGATGATGCCCTGCATTACATCAG